GGGCTCAGGTGCCGGAGGCTCGGGCTCAGGTGCCGGAGGCTCGGGCTCAGGTGCCGGAGGCTCGGGCTCAGGTGCCGGAGGCTCGGGCTCAGGTGCCGGCACACTCCCGTCCGTGGGGACGCGGTAATAGAACGCCCGCGCGGCGTTATACTCCGGCCCGCCCCCGGTGGTGTTCGTACCCATGACCTCGCCGCTATCCGGCAGGTAGCACCATGCGTTCGCGTAGGTCTGGTCCGCGCGCGGCTCGCACATCTCCCATGTTTGTTTGTCGTGGTGGAAAAATGCCAGCCGCGTAACGCCTTCGGAGTTGTTCAGGCCGTGATAGGACGCCCACACGGCGATGCGGCGCTCGCGGGTACAGCCGAGAACACCCGCGCTTTCTTGCAGCTTACCGAGCCCCGGCGAGGGGTTGCCCGTGGCCTCCCACGTGCCCTTGATATCCAAACTGAATGGCAAGGGGATGAACCGCATGGCCTCCTGCGGGACCCGCTGCCCTGTGAGCTGGGAGACATCCACTCCGACCAGTAAAGACTGTGCCCCATATGTCGGGTGGCGGGTCCAGCAAACGAAATACACCCACGTATCCATGACGCCGATGTAGCTGGCGGAGGCGTTCCAGTACGTGGAGCCCTCGCGCTGGAGGCCGGGCCAGAATGCATAGGTTTTCAGATCCGGGTCGAACGCGAATAGCATGCCGTTCCCGATGCCGTACATGCGGTCAACGGCCGGCACCATCGCCCACATGCCGATGCGTTCGTCGCCCGCGCCGCTTACCAGCACGTCGCCCTCGAATCGAGTGGGCTGGCCCATCTGATACCGGACGCATGCGGCGGTCTCTTTGGCCCACTGGCCCCTACCGCCGTTCACCCCAGGCGCCCATGAGTATGTGCCGGCGGGCGAGCAGGGGGGTGGGCGCACTGTGCCCAGGTAGTCCCCGCCAATCTTCATCTCCGCCGGGGCGCTCATGGATACCTCGCCCATCGCCCACCGGTTCGGCGTGCCGTCGGGCAGAAATTCGCCCATGAATTCGGTGCGCAACACCGTGTAAATCGCCCAGAATTTCCCCCGGCGGGCGTCCCAAACTAGCGATGCCTGATCCGGCCGCGCGGGTCGCTGCTCCGGCTGGCCGTCCACATCGGGCTGAATCCAGTAGGGGTGCTCCAGGCGCCATGCGCCGTCAGCCGTATAGGGGTCGAGGCTGTACATATCCTGCCGGAGCGCATCCGACATGACGTAGCGCAGCCCCTCGCCGGGCACGCTCGGATCGGCACCGGGGGGCAATGCCACAGTCATGATTTTTCCAGATGGGGGCTGGCCGAATGGCCCGCCGTGCCCGAAGTCCCCGCCGTAGGAATAGACCCGCTTCGTCGTGGGGCACCATTCCAGGCAAACGTGTTTCGCCCCGCCATTCGGCGTGCCTGCCCAGGATGTGAACGGATTTACCTCCACGGGGATAGCCTGCTCGCGCCAGGATGCGCCTGCCCCCGGCGGCTCAGGTTCAGGTGCCGGCGGCTCAGGTTCAGGTGCCGGCGGCTCAGGTTCAGGTGCCGGCGGTACGCCCACCACCACCGGGGGCACCAGTGCGGCCAGTTCGCGCAGCTTCCGCAGCACGTCGGCATACTCCAGGGGGGCATCTTTCGCCCATTCCTCCACCACCTCAATTGCCATTGCTACCGCAACAGCGATCTGCCTACGGCGCGGCTCACTCATTTTTCGCCCTCCAGGTCCAGCGCGAACAGGTTGTGACGCATCATGATGCTAACTATTTTTTCGGCATACCGCGGGTCCGTAGCGTACCCTGCCTGCGCTACCCGGAGCGCAAACATCTGCGGGCTGCCGGCCAGGAATGCCTGCCGATATCGCGGGTTCCGAGACAGAAACAGCGCGTGGTCCGCGAGGCTCGCAGCCACGTCGGCGTACCGGCGCCACCCCGCGGTAACGGTCACCCACTCCCCGTCCTGGAATTCACGGGTGGGCAGATCAATGACCTCGCCGGCCCACCGGGGGCCTGCTTTTATGCCAAACAGGTTGTTGGCTTCCCGCGCGAGCCGGGACCGCCCCCACGCGGATTCTAGGGCCGCCTGGGCAACGATGAACGACGCGGGGATTCCGTACTCCCGCATCGTGCGCACGGCGCCATCGCGCAGCCACTCAACGAACTCCAACGGTTTCATCCGCTCTACCTCCAGCGCCTCCGCCACGCACTCCGCACAGCGGGCCTCAAACGCGATCCCGTGGGCGCACCGGGGCATGACGCTTACACTCACGTCCAAGGGCCGCCAACACCGCACCGGCGGCAACCATGGGGACGATCACCAGCAGGGCCCACCAGATCATTTTTCACCCCCGAATTTCCTACGCAAAACGAGGATAGCCAGCCGCTCCAGGCCGGAGGCCCCGAGGCTCGCCAGGGCGGACGCGAGCCCCAGCTGGGCGAGGAACGGCAGGTCGGGCAGCCACACTAGCGCAAGCCCCGCACTCATGGCGATGCCCCCCGTACTGATCGCGCGGCCCACGATGACGTGCCACGGCGGGGGGTCGCGCTCTGTCAGCACCTGCCCCGTGCCGATGGCGGCACCGATCAAACCGAACAAGCCGGCTTTCATCAAGTGCCACAGCTGTGGGTCTTTCTCGTCCATGGGGCTACCCTCACGTCATAATAATCATGGCGGGTTGTGCGGCCCCGCCGGAGACGGGCACCGTAAAAGTTTTCGTCTCACCGTTTGACCATGACACGCCGCTGAATGATGCCACGGAGACCCATGCACCGGCGGCATTGCGGTACTCAATCGTAAATGCGGTGGGCGCCTGGGTGGCCTGCGTCCCGCGGGCGCGCATCATGACTTCTGCGATCTCGTGCGCGGATTCGTCGTCCCAATCGTAGCCCACCCATTGCGGCAGGCCAGCGGCGGAGCTCCACTCCGTTGAGGTATTATCGTCGTGGCAGTTGTAGGAGCTGACGCTATCCTGCCCGAAATTACTGGAGCCGATGCCGTTTTCGGGGTCCGTAGCCGTATCCGCCCCACCCGCCGAGGTGCGAAACTCCATCTCTGACAGACCTACCGCGGTGCCCGCCCCGACGGCGGAAACATTTACGCGCCACGCGCTTTTGTCCGCTAAGGCATTTTTCGGAAAGGTCTTCTGGTTATTGGCCTTCCAAGACGTAATGTCCGTCACGCTGAACAGCGCCGTCCAGGCCGAATTGTCGTCGGACCATTGGAGCTCAAAATCCCGCGGGGACTGGTAGTCACTACCGTTCCGGCCCCCGATTAAAATTTCGGCTACATCGACCTCCCCGCCCGCACCGAAGTCGCACTTGACCCATGCCGGCAGGGTAGTGTTACCCGCATGCCACTCCGTCGTGCTGTTGCCGTCGAATGCGTTGGCCACCGGGAGACCAAACCCCTCTGACGATGCTGATAGGGTTTTCCCCGCTGTAGAAATCGGCGTGCCGCCGCTGTCCCTAAACACCACTTCGGATAGCGAAGGGTACACCCCCGGGGTCGCCTGCACCGTCAGGTAGAGGCGCCAGTACCGATGCGCGGCCATCAACGCGTCCCCGCTAGAATGAACCCCAGGTCCGCAAGTGTCGCATCCGGGGAGCTAGGCGATACCACGGTAAGCACGTCTCCCGCCGCGAATGCCGTTTGGCTAGCCATGATGAACGTCGCCACCGTTGCCGCTGCGGCAAACCGCATCGTCCCTACGCTACTGCCGTTTTTCTGGATATCAAAATCCGTCTGTGCCGTCGCCGCCACACCAGCCACCCCCTGCGAGCCCGTGAGCCCCGCGGGAAACGTGACCGCGCGGGCGAGGGGGGCGCGCAGTAGCACCAGGCTCGCCGTGGGCGACCCGTTATACATGCTGCCGATGTCATAGGGCTGGGACACCCCGGACGACCCGGCCACGGCCTCCAGGCCATTCGCCGTCCCGTCGGAATAGAACAGGGCAATCCTGCCCGGCGCCATGGCGATGCTGGTAGATCCGCGGACAACACTGAACGGGTCGGAGTTACCCGCAGAGGCCCGCACGAGGAATGCGCGTTTGCCCTGCGGCACCGTCACGGTGCGGCCCGTCGTAGCGACCCCGGAAACATCCAGCAGCAGGGCGCGGGTAATCTGCGCGGACGTGACCGTGGCATTCCCAGATGTCAGGTCAATAGCGAGGATTTCACAGATGGCATCGTCGAACGCCTCGAATGCCTGATTGGCGGTGACTTCCTTCTGCGCCTGCGCGGTCTCGATATGCGTTACGAGTAGATTGCTTGTGGTCGTCATAGTATCGCGTCCGTCGGATGGCCTGCTATAGAGGCGGCTAGTTGGTAGATGCGGAAGCCCACCGCAGACTGCGGGGTCCCGAAATCGCTGGTCTGCTCCCCGGCGAAGTAGGTTATCGTCGTAGCATCTTCGGGATACCAGGCACGTTTAAGCACCGTGAACCCCGTATCCCATGCCTCCACGACGTACTGTTCAAACGTCTCGCCGAGGCCGGCGTCTACCCCGTCCCGCCATTCCCCGTCGATGCGAGTGCGGCGTATCCATGTCACGGTAATATCCAGGGATACGTTCCGTGTAGCTGCAAGATGCACGGGGGATAGGGGGCGCAGGATGTTCCCCTGCAACGTGAACGTCTGCCCGGTCTCTTCGTCGATTGACCGCCCGGATGTTACGGGCACATACAGCTCGGGAACCCCCGCCTCCCCGTATCCCTGATCGACTGCTACCAGCGTCGCGGCGTTCAACAGTACGAACGCCTCCCCCGCAGCGTGCGCGCCGAGTGCGTAGTCTGTGCCCTTCCGAGCGCGCAGAATCCCCGATAGCGTGTAGGACCCCCCGCCGTTCGGTGTGGCGGTAGCGAATTGGATAATCTCCCCCGCCTCGGTCCATATGGCATTGGCGCCGTTCAGCACCGCCAGTTCCGTGGCGCTGCTCAGGCTCCCGACGTACACCGTTACTGTAATGTCGTTGTCGTAGTCGAAGATGTTCCCGGTGTAGCTGCCGGGCAGAGCCGTCTGCACGACACCGTGGGTGGCCTCGCTGGTGAACAGGGCCCGCTCCGTGTATGTGGCGCCGCCGTCCAACGACGAATACAGCACGGCGCCGCGCCATCGCCCCGTCCCGCTGGACCCGGCCGCAACGTAAATCATCAGCGTGTTGTCCGCATCCCGCAGCGGAGGCACGTCCATCAAGAACGCCTCGGAGTACGCTAGTGGCTCGATGACCCGGCTCGGGGGCTGCCGGCCTGACACCCCTACCCCAGCGGGGGTGTACACCTCCGTGCCCTCTAGTACCGCCTCCACCTCGATGCGGTGCGCCCCGACCGACGTGCGGGTAATCCGGCACGTTGCAAGCAGCCCGTCACGGGGTATGTCAAGCACATCAGTGGGGTCAAGCGCCAGGTGTTCCACCGGAAGCGTCAGTGAGAACGCATCCCTACCCTGCCACGCGAGGTATAGATTTACCTCGGCGATACGTTTCGCTTCCGTGTCGGTCAGGACGATAGGAAGGTCGAGAACTACCTCGCCCTCTGACTCTACGGCTAGCCGCCGGTCATATTGAGTGCCCGGGTCATACTCCGCAGCAGCGTTGATGTATCGAACGCCGATTTCCCGCGGTATCTCCAGCTCCCCAGTGCGCCGAACGTCTAGCACCGGGCGATCCCCCTCGCGCACTAGGCCGTCATACTCCAGGGACGCAACCGACGCCCCCCCACGGTTCACGAATTTCAGCACCCCATCGGACTCGGCGGCGTCGAACCAATACGCCTGTTGCAGGGGCTCGATCACCGCCCGCGCGGACGCGGGGCGGGTCTGCACGTACCCCGCCACAGACTGTGTGAGGGCCGTCACGTTGACGCGCGATGGGCCCAGGCCCACCCCCGCGGCCAGTTCGGAAACGATCTGAGATAACTGGATGGGCCCCCCCAGCTCGCGGTACATGAGGGACCCCGGGTTACCCGCGTCAATAGAGTAGACGCCGAGGCCCGCGCCAACCAAGGGGCCAAAGGGGCTCGTGAGGCCGCTGTACCCGATGCGGTATTTAATCGATCCGTCCGTCAAGTCGATGGCGATGACATCCGTATTACCGGTGTCCAGGGTCCACCACACGGAGGGCTCTAGCACGTCGGGCACTAGATACGCATCGGCGGAACCGTAGCTCGCAGCGAACTGCTGTACTACCGCCTCGGTAGCGATGTCCCATTCAACCACTGACGTGGGGGTAGCTATGACGAGAGAATTACGCCCCATGTCATACTTCACGTTCAGCAGGGTGCCGCCGTAACCGCTCAGGTCGAAGTCCGTGACCCCGCCCGAATCACCCAGCCGTCGGAGGGTGGTGTTCTTCGGCTCGGTCGTGGGCGCCCGGGTTACCTGATAGAAATTCCCATCGTCATCTCGCGCTATCCGTGGGATGGCCGATAGCGCGGGGAAGGGGGTCACCGGAAGAGCGGTGCCAGACGGAATTGATATGGATCGGAGCTTACCCCCGCCGCCAGTGGAATAGATGTACGCAGTCTTGGCGGTATCCCCCCACCCCATCGTAATATCTGTGCTGATGAACGAATCGGGAAAATGCCGAACCGTAGTCACTAGCGACTTTTCTCTAACGTCTATGACGTGGACATCAATGTTGTTCGGGCCACCCAGCGCCACCAGATACCGGGACGCCTTCCCATTCCCGCGAACCATTGGTATGCCTAGACCGTCCACCGTCAGCGTGTCTGTGACACTGCCGGTTGCCAGGTCGTAAAATATCAGTTCCCCATTAAATCGCAGGCCAACTAGGTATGGGGGCGCGTGTACTAGTGCCTGGTTGACGAATGTATCCCCCGCCCACGAGTACTTCTCAGTAGCGGTAGCGCCGTCCGTGGCGACGACCTCGAACTGGAATGACGGGGGCCTATTGCCGAATTTCTCCAGCTCAAGCCCCTCAATCTCACACATCGCAACCCCACGGAACCCGGGTACGTTGCCTACCCCTTCGTAGGACTCGATCAGGGCGCTCGCCCCCTGCGTCTCGGTGCCGGTGGAAAACCGCATGCCGTTGGGCAGCACCTCCGAATCCACCCCCAGCCCTTCTTGGTCATAGACCAACAGGCCGTTGGCCCACACCCGGCGAACTCCAAGGATAGGCCCCTGGCATATAGCTAGGGCGATATCGACTGAATAGGTGTAGGTCGTAACGGTGCTGGTGGCGCTGCTACCCTTGCCCCCTGATTCGGTTTTATGCTCGGTCTCGATCAGGTCGCTAGACCATATGACCACGCCAGGGACCGCAACGGTGCCCCACACTCGATGGAGGGGCGACCCGTAGGTGCTGTTTGTGACGCGCAGATCCTCGATCCGCGGCCCCTGCACGTTTGTCGATTCCGCGGTGATCGCGCCGCCAACGTACCCGCCAACCAGCCAGCCGATACGCGCGCCCCAGGGGCCCCCGATGGCCCCGCCGATTACCGCGCCGACAATGGACAGGGCTAGCTGCGCCATGGCTCAACCCCACGCAGGCGCCACACGGACATGAGGCGCACCCGCCACCTGCTGTCAAACGTGGTCTCTACACACCGGCCCACGCGTTCCCACGCGTGGATCAGAGTTAGCCCCTCCGGGCTGTCCCCGAATATACCGACGTGCTGCGGGTCGCGGCGCCACCGGAACAGCCCGATGGCCCCCGGCTCCGGCGTAGAGACCCGCTCGCAGTACGCCGAAATGTGAGCCAGCAGCACCCTAGGGTCCGGGGTGCGCGCATAGCTCCGGTAATCCCGCTCGACCAGCCCCAGGGCCGCCCCGGCTCCGATCGCCACGCCGACACAATCGACCCCCTCGCCCAACCTGCGGCCCTGGTGTTCCCAGGGCGTACCGATCCACCGCCGGGCCTCGCGGATCACGTCCGCCGCCGAGGTCATACCGGGCCCCGCATGAGCTCGTTGGTAGTCCGGATAAACGGAAACCCCCGGAAATTTATGAGATTGGAGTACACCCCGGAGCACGTCCCAGTCGATTTATCGCACCCCGAGGTCACCGAGTAGGCATCGCCAACCGCAATGTCATAGGGTACGGGCAGGAACAACGTAAGGTCCGAACCAGATATGGCCTTGACCTCCACACTGCGCCCCGCGTTACCCCCGCTTGTGAACGTAATCTCGCCCCCGACGCTAGCCGGTGGTGTACTCACGGTGACCTCCCGCCGGCTAGCCGCAGCAGTAACCGTGCCGGTCACGGTAAATGACGCGAGATTTACGCCACATCGGGCGTCCCCTAGGTCCGCGTCACAGGACGGCGTAACGGTGCGCCCGACGGTCTGTTGCAGTCGCTGCGCCAGGCCCCGCAGTTCCGCGTTGAACCGGCCGTTGCCCGCCGTAACCTCCCCGAGCCACCCGACTCGCAGGTTGATCTGCCCTTGTGTGGCGTCTTGCCAGTTAACCAGGAAACATTCGGTAAATGCGTGATCCCACAGGGCGGCCTGTAGGTCCCCTTCGGTGATCGCCGGGGAGTCCAGCAGGCCCACCAGTTCCACGTCATCGACGTTCAGGGCGGAGTTATTTTCTACCGCCCCCGCGGTAAATCCTGTTGCAGCTAGGTAGGTCTCGCCCCCGTAGACCAGATCCCGGTCTAGCGACGTGAACCGGAACACCTGCCCATCGGTACGCGTAACCCGCCAGCAATACGCCAGCGTCGTAACCTCGCCGGCGATATGCGCCGCCATCCCCGCATCGAGGCTCTTGCTCATGTGCGAATCTCCACCAGGGGGACCGACTGCCAGGAGAACAGTAGCGCCCCACTCGCCCCTTCGTCCATCGCCACCGCTTGCAGCTTGTCAGTGTCGAACCGCACCGGCACGTCAAACTCTCCCACCCAATACAGATCGTCCGCGGCGAGGCCGTACTTCGAGGCTGTGCCCCCGCTGGTGTAGGCGGCATACGCCGACGTGTCGATACCCAGATGGAATGTGTCCGCTGTAATCTTGGTAACCGTGCCCGTCTGGCCGTTGATCTCAGTCATACCTGCGACGCCGGTAATCCCAACCAGGTCGCCGTTGTTGAACGGGTGGCCGACTGACGTTATGACGCCGGGGTCCGCCTGGGTAATGCCCGAGAGGGCAGCAGTCGCGTTCGGGACGAACGTCGCGCGCCCCGTAGTGTCGTCTACCGACACGCTGCCCGGGGATGCCCCCACCGTGACCGGAGACCCGTTGCGGTACACCGCCCAGCTACCGACGACAGGTTTGCGTATCTCCCGCGCCTCGGAGAGCGCACCCGCGAGATACCATTTCCCGAACTGGTACACCCCCGGCGAGCCGGTCACCGCCAGCAGCGCCCCGTTTGCCGACGTGCAGGTGTAGTCCGCCCAGTCCTTGAGGCGGAATCCGTGGGCCCGGCCGCGCACCGCGCGGAAAAACGCCAGCACCAAGTCAAACTGTGCCTGCGTCCGCACGCCAAACGCGATGTCATACTCGGCGCGGGCCGCCGCCCACTCCACGTTGCGCGACTCCCACCCGGACGCCACGGCAGCAATCCGTGTCAGCCAGCCCGGCCCGCCGGACATGCCGTGCGAAACATCCTCCGGGAATCGCGGGGTCTCCAAAAAGCTCACAGATTGCGCCTCCCCTTACTGACCGCTCGGGTCACCGCTGCCGCGACTTGCGTCGACGAACGCCGTAGGGTGCCCTCATCCTGAACCCCGGAGACATTGACCGTCACCGCCACATTGGACCCGCCTCCTGCCAGCGCCCTCCGCGTGTCGGAATTGGACAGGATCGCCCTAGACCGGGAGGGCAGCACCAGCTCGGGGCCACGTTCGCCCACCAGCGAAACCTTGCCCGCAGGGAGGTCCCCGCCGGCCGCGAAACTGCCGCCGAACAGCCCCTTGAACACGCCGCCCAGCACGCCCCCCACGCTGCCCATCGACCCCATCAGGGCCTTGAAAATGTCGCGCGCGACGGCCTCCGCGACCATGCGCTGAATGGTCTGCTGGAAGGACTGGAGCATGCCTTTCAGCCCCTTGTCGAACGGGTCGAACAGAAAATCCGCAAATGCGTCCTGCATGTTCTCCGCCGCACGTTTCGCCACCGTCTCCCACTGGTCCGACGACGTTTCAACGTCCGCCGTCACCCGCGACATGACGACCGAAACCCCCTCTGAATACTGCCGTACCGCCTCCAGGGACCCGACGACCCCGAGCTGCCCCCTCTGGTAGGCATCCCACAGCAGTTCGATGTCCCGGGCGGCCTGCTCCAGCTGCGCCGTGGGGGTCTGCGAGAGGATACTGTTCAGGCGCTGGATGGATTCCGCAGCAGCATCCTGCGCACCCGTGGCAGCGTCAAACGCCTCCTGGGCCGCCAGCACCGCGCGGGCGTAGGTCTCATAACTGATGACCCCGGCATCAAGCAGTTCGTCATACCGCGCCTGTGCGGACGCAAGCTCTTCGATGGGCGTCCGCATCGCCTCTGTCAGCTGCCGGCCGGATTCGAGTAGGGCTTGATGCTGCTTTTCGACCTCCACCAGGTTCAACACCCCAAGGGCCCATTCCAACGTTTCGCCCTTGGCCCCGGCAGCCCGTAGCCGATATACCTCGATCTGCCCGGCCGTCATACCGAGCGTGGCTTCCTGCTCTTTCAAATGGGACACCAGCCGCTGTAGATCCGACTGCGCGGAGTTCACTGCGGTGCCTAGGGCAGAGTATCCCAGTGCCAGTTTGCCGGCGGCATCCGCAGCCCCCGCAGGGGTTGCCGAGGCAGCCGGTGCCGTGCGGTCCAGCACCCGGGAAACGAACGCGTCCTGGGCTTTCCGCGCGGCCTCCGCGTCTTCGACCATCAGCCGGCGGATTTCCCGCGCCTGCGCAAACTGCCCCTGGGCTATCGCCGCGGCTTGCGCCGCCAGTCCGCCGATCTCGCGGCCAATGGACGTAATGACAAAAGCGGTCTCCGCCCCGAGTACCGTCACGGTCTCCAGAACTACTTGAATGCCGCGGGTGATCCCCTCCGCCACGGACGCATTTTTTGCGTACCCCACCCACGCATCCGAGATATTCGCAACCGTGGGCAGCAGCCCCTGCACGATGCGGTTCACCAACCCCTGGGTAGCGAAACCCATACGGGATAGATTGTCGTTGAACTGCTCGGCCGCCTGTGCCGCCTCGCTACTCAGGGTAACGCCGAACGACCGCGCCTCCTCTCGCGCCCGGCGGAGACCCACGGAACCCTCGTTCAGCAGGGACACCATGTTAGGCCCCGCAGTTTTCCCGAACAGAGCCACGGCGACCGCGGCTTTCTCGGGGCCATCCGAGAACCGCGCGAACGCATCCGCGATCAGGTCGATCCCGCCCTCCACGTCACGGGCGACCTCGCCCGCATCGACGCCTAGGGCACGGAACGCATCCGCCTGTTCTTTGCTGCCCCGCTGGGCCATCACCGCGTTTTTCGACAGCTTCACCAGGGCCGCGGTGTATGCCTCGAACTCTACTCCCGCCAAGCTCGCGGCATAAGCGGATTCGCTAATGAACTCCGTAGAAGCGCCCACCGCGCGGGCCATCTTGGATATTTCATCCGCGGTGTTGACGGCATTAAATGCCATCTCGGTAAGCCGGCTCGCGGCGGCTTCGATTCCCCGCGCCAGGAGGTTGCCCACCGCAATGGACGTGGTGCTGGCCCCGCGCTGAAAACGGTCCAGCTTCGACCGTGCCGCGTCCAGCTGAGTCTGGAGCCGGCCGGTTTCGGCCTCCAGGGAAACGACCAGTTTCGCAAGATCAACTGCCACGCCTCACCCCCCGCGCCCGAAGCGCCGCTAGGACGCCCATGGTCTCCGCCCGCCGTTGCTCGCCCGCGGGTTTCAGCATGAAATCCCCCGGGGCCGGCTTGCGCTGCGAGTATGGGGCGAGTACCGCCGACGCCACAATGCCGGCGTGCAGATTGTCACGCAGCGCGCCCCACGGTTCGACCCGGTAATATTCGATCCACGCGTCATACTCCGCCGCTCCCATCGTCGCCCGCATCTCCGCCACCGTCCGGCCCATCGCCAGCGCTAGGCGATGGTCGAAACGCTGCTCGGGCGTCAGGCGTTTTTTCCCGTGGCTTTCTCGGCCCCGAGGCCGGACAGTTCCAGCACCGCCATCGCCATCGCTTCCAGCACGGCCGGGGACACGCCGTTGAGGTCTGCCCCCTCCGACAGGACGCGCGCACCCTCGGAGTTCACCCAGGCCATCCGGACCAGCACGGCCTGCGCCGATGCGGGCGACTCGCGGACGGCCGCATGAAAGGCCGCCCGTTCATCGACGGTAAGCTCCCGCACCCGCACCACGGCCCCATCATCCGACACGGGGACGTCCATCGCCCGGAGGGGCGCCGCTGCGGCCAGAGCCGCCAGGTCCGCGAGCATCATGATACGGTCACCGCCCCCGAGATTTTCAACGTGAATTCCAGCATGTTCCTGTCATCCACAGAGGGGGACAGCTTCCATCCGCGCGCCAGCGCAGCGAACGCGAACGTCTCGGCCGGAGAGCTGTTTTCCGCGACGATGCGGTAGTTGCCGACGGTGCGGTTCTTCACGTCGGTAATCATCTGGAGCAGGTTCGCGTCACCTTGCTCGTAGTTCGCGGTGATCGTAATTTCCTCGCCGTCCGCCAGGCCGCCGATGTATTCCTCGTTACCCGCGGAACAAAACGTGGTGGCCTTTACCAGGTTGTTCGTCTCGCCCAGCCCCGAGATGCCATACACCTGGCAAATCTTCGTGAAAACCTCCGGGCTAGCGCCATCGCCCCGGTAGAAAAAAATGTCCGCAACGAACGCGTCGGTAGTCATGTCAAATGCTCCTATGCCAAATGGTTAGTAACAACGTCCGGCGGTACAGGCCGGGTTCCGGCTCAAACAGGTCAAACTCCGAATCGAAGCGAATGGCATTAAAATACGTCCCGCCCACGGTGCCCGAAAAATCAAGCAGCGCCGCCAGAAGAGCCGCCAGCGCGACCGAATCGTCATATTTTTTCGAGTAGCAATCCAGCTGCACCGACTCCCGCACTAGCGAGTCCGGACCGCAAAACGTGCTGGCCCTCGGCCGCGCCGTGGTGGAGTACACGACGCACGGTCTCACGCTGCTGCCGCTCCACACCTCCGCGGGGATCTGCACGGGGTACACCCGGGCCCCCACTACAGCAGCCACGCCGGGCAGTGACAGCACTAGAGTGCGAAAGTCCGCGCCCAGCATCAGCCCCTCCCCGTCCGTGCGATTTTCTGCAACCGGCGGCGCAGATCCGCAACCATTTTGCCCTGCACCTGCGACTGCGCCGACGCGAAGGCCGGCCTGAGCCAAGGGTTTTTCGGAATTTTCGCTGTTCCGAATTCCAAAAACTGCACGGCGTAAAACGCCTCCCGGCGGACCCCCATCACAGCGCGGAAGCGCCCGTTCACCCTATTCCGCGTGACGGCGATGCGGAGTGACCGCGACGCGAACCCGGGGGCCACCAGGCGCCCCTTGTACGTGCGATGCGCCCGGCCGCTGCGGTTCAATGCCGCCGCCCGCGCCTTGGCGG